GGTGGTGTTCGGATGAGCGGAAGATCGCCGAGATGGATTTCCATCGCCCCGATGATTGGAACACTGCGAGTAGGAAGCGTCGTTAAATTAAACCTGAACAGCACACCGTGGGATTGGCTGGTTGTGCATCAGGGTTTGCCGAGCAGCATCTATGATGAAAGCTGTAATGGTACGTGGCTGCTTTCGAGGGACATCTATGAGGAAAGAATATGGAATAGCACCGCATCAGATGTTCTGGAAAGCAGCCAGATTCAGAGTTACCTGAATGGAGATTTTCTGAGCATGTTCGACTCTAAAACCCAAAGCGTAATCAAGCAGGTTAAGATTCCGTACCGCAGCGGAGGCGGTAAAGGAGGTACTACCATGAACGGCGCAGATGGTCTGTCTTGCAAGGTCTTTCTGTTGTCTGCATATGAGGCTGGATTTACGACCAGTGATGACACGTACATCCCATCGGACGGCGCAAAACTGGACTACTTCGCATCCGGAACTGGACAAGATGCTCTGAACAGGCGCCTTGCGAACTTGAATGGTGAAGCGTATGGCTGGTGGCTCAGGTCTCCGTACACCAGATACAACAAATATCCATGCTATATCGCTGATTCAGGAGAATTAAAACGTGTCGGCGCAACTGCCTCGTTGGGCGTCCGTCCGGCAATAATTCTTCCGTCTGCCTTACGCATCCCTACGAATCTGATCTCGGCTGCATAGGAGGTGTATATGGGTATGTTTTTAAGGCGCGTAACGCCGTTCAAGGCAAGGCTTTCCCAGATAAACCCAGGTGAAATTATCAAGCTTAACGAATCCAGTTCACCAGTTGAGTTTTACATCGCAAAACACAATTATGAGGCAGGGCTGAACGGAGACGGACGGACTCTGATGGTCAGGAGAGACTGCTATGGCAAAGGTACATTCTCAGAAGCTAATACCACGCTCAACAATGCCTACCTGCAGTTGCTTGACCCGGAGATTCAAGCAGCCGTAGGAACAACTAAATATTATTATGTCGCCAAAGGAAGCACCAGCGACGATCCAACAATACGCCAGAGTGCAGTATTTATGCTCTCTTTGAAAGAGTTTGGCGCAAAGGAATCGGATGCAAGCACGGAAGGAACAAAAGTTCCAATTGGGGAAATATTGCGGATTGCATATTTGAACGGGAACGCTGTGAAGCAGTGGACGAGAACGCCAATTATCGATGGCGGATATTTAATCGGTACCATAAGTGCAGATGGGGGGACTGGCTTTACACCGGCAGGTCAAAAAGCTTGGTATCGCCCTGTTTTTACGCTTCCCGGTGACATGATTTTGACTGAAGACATGCTGGCATAAGGAGGCACTATGTACATCACACACGACAATCAAACCTACGCGAACGTCCGGGTATACAGTACCTCCGGCTCTGTCCGTTTTACGGGCGAGAGCCTGACGGACCTGACGGAGCTGACCGGTCCGGTCGGCGTGTTCGCGGACAACGGCTTCTGCATGCAGACCTACACGCCGGGCGATTTTCTGCGGCAGGACATCAGGGACGGCGCGTGGCTGCTGACGAATACGCCGGTCCCAACGCCGCAGCCGGTCACGGTTCAGCCGGTCGTTTACGATCTGACGCAGTCTACGGCAAACGCCGTGCGCCTGCTGATGGCGGGCAAACAGCCCGAGACGGCGGACGAGATCATCATGTGCTCGGCGCTGTATCCGGAGTGGACCGAAGGCGTTCACGCAAAGGACGAAATCTACACGGTCGGCGCGGACCCGTGGGTCTGCCTCGCGGGCTACGACAACGCGGTTTACCCCGATATCGTCCCCGGCAATGCGGCGTGGCACACGTTCAACAAGCCGTATCACGGCACAAGCCGAGAGACTGCCCGCGAGTTTGTCCTGCCGACCGGCGCGCACGACATCTACAAAACCGGCGAGTGGTGCATCTTCGGCGGCGCGTACAAAAAGACAAATCAGGACACCGCGTACAGCCCCGCAGACTACCCGCAGGCATGGGATGACGAAAATTAACAGCCGCCCTCTGAGGCGGGAAAGGAGACTTAAGTGGACAATGCAGATCTTGCAGTCAAGCTCCAAAAAGTAGACGATCGATCACAGCGGAATGAAGGTCGCATCAAGAAGTTAGAAGAGAACCAGACCGCACTGAATGAACTGGCTCTCTCCGTCAAAGAACTCGCAACCGATCAGACAAACATGAAAAAGGATATCACCGAGATCAAAACAGATGTCAAAGCGTTGACCTCTATTCCAAGTAAACGCTGGGAAGCCGTCGTTGAAAAAGTGGTGCTTGTCGTTGTCGGCGCTGTAATTGCTTTTCTTCTCGGAAAGATCGGAATCGGCTGAGATGTTCTTTTCAAAACGTTGGCTGAACCGCATGACCATTGTGGTTCTTATTTTAATCGTATGCTGTGCGTTTGGGTTGCCGCTGGTTGATATTACACTGGCAGCAATTGGGCTTTTGACCACAGCATACGGGTTTTATATGTGGAAGAGCAAAAACGAAAATCGTGCGAAGTATGCACAGAAATTTGTTCTGGAATTTGCAGATAAATACGGAATAGATGCTGCGATCCGAATCGCAGAAGTTGTGCTAAAAGACTGAAAGGAGGAATCTATATGGGCGAGATTTTACAGGTTTTGATCAAACGAGTCGGAAATCTTCTCAGTGTGAAGAGCATTGTCACCATCAGTCTGACCATTGTCTTTGCCATTCTTTCCCTTCGCGGTGTTATTGAAGGCAAAGACTTCCTGACAATCTTCTTCTCTATTATTGCGTTCTATTTCGGTTCGCAGAATGCAAAGGGGAATACGAATGAGCCTACAGATTAACGAGAGCCTGCGGGCGTCTAAAATTGGCGGTAAAAGACCGCTCTCTGCAATCAAAGCCATCGTCTTTCACTACACGGCAAATACCGGAACGAATGCATCTGCGCTTGGCAATGCTCGGTATTTTGCAAGCGGCAGTGAAGGACGAGCTGCATCTGCGCACTATTGCGTCGATGAGAAAAACGTTGTCTACGAATGCGTTCCGCTGGATACTGTCGCTTGGAGCGTTGGAGATGGGCAGAGCGGCAAATACGGCAGAGTGTATAACAACTACAATACCGTATCCATCGAAATGGTCAGCCACACAGACTCTGCCGGGAGATATTACATTCCGGAAGAAACGATGCATAACGCTGCACGGCTCTATCAGATGCTGCTGAAAAAGCTGCCAAATGTTGAGGCAGCAGTACGGCACTATGATATTTCCATGAAGCTGTGCCCCCTGCCGCTGATCGACGAGGGCAAGTGGAGTGATTTCAAGAGACTTCTTGTGGAGGTGGACGAAGTGGTCGAACACAGTAAAATTATCGTGAACGGCAAGGATTGCCCGGTTGATCGGATCCTCAAGGACGGTACGAACTACATCAAGATCCGAGATCTTGCGTCGGCGCTCGATCTTGAGGTGAGCAATAAGGGTAATATTGCGGTACTCAACACCAAAAAGTAATGTGTAGGAGTACGGTGTAAGAGGGAATGTAGGGATAATGTAGGAATGTACTGCTGATTATCCCTACTTTCCACTCTTAACCAGCACCGAAATACATTGAAAACACTGGCTTTTCGCAACATTTGAGATAGATTGAAATTTCCACTGTTAATAACTGTAAACGCCGAAACCCCTTGAGCCGCAAGGACTCTCTATTTCAAATGCAGGAATAATGTAGGAATGTACTACATTTGCATCGTATATTTTAGCATAAAAATTTCAACAGAAAGTGTAGGAATCGATTCCTACAGGCTATTTTATTTTTTCAATTTCACTTTTGAGCCAGTTCGTATTTCTTTGCGTGTACACTTTTTCGGTGATGTCTGTAATGGTGTGCCCGATTATATACTTGATCGCGTACTCATCAAGCTGGGCTTCTTTTGCTTTTGTCACGAAATGTTTACGTCCATCGTGAGGACGGTGATCCGGATTCAAATTGAGCCGTTTCACAATCGCATTAAAACACTTATTGAATCTGGAGTAAGTCATTTGTGTGTCGTCCGGTTTTTTAGGATCCATGTAATTGAAGAGAAATGGACTATTGAGCTTCTTCGCCTCCAAATAACGCTGCCGCACAAGACCTTCAATTCGGGAATGAATCGGAACAATGCGTCCAGAGCCAGCAGCCGTCTTTATACCGCCAGTCATGAATCCATTTTCCAAATCAATATTCTCAAGCCGAAGCAGGCCCAACTCTTGCGGTCTCCATCCGGAATAGCATTGAATCAACAAAACATCAATGCCCTCAATGTTTCCGAGATGCGTCCACAAAAGCTCTATTTCCTCGTCAGTAAAAGGTATATGTTCGTTCTTTGTTTTCTTTACCTCTGCGACAAGCTCATCCGAGAGTTCGAATGTACGAGCATAATTTCGCTCTACGATTTCGTATTCCAAAGCAAAATCGAGCATGAGATTGAACAAAGACTTGATGCGGCACTTCAGATTTGCTGTAGTGTGCTTCACTTTTGATTTGGTAGTAACTGTGCCGTCTTCGATACAACCTTTAATATGATATGCGCGAAGCTCGGAAGCTTTCATTCCGTAGACCGTGGTACAGTATGCCCACGCAGCATTGATTCCAGAAATGCTGGATTTACTTTTCAGTGTTTTGAAATAATCCTTTGTCCAACGCTCATACAGTTCTTTGACTGTCATATCGGAATCAAGACTGTATGGATTTCTGTTATATGCCACGAGTGCAGCATATGCTTCATTATATGTTGCAAAATATGCTTCTGGTTTGAGCGGCTTGCAAATTGGATGACCATTTTCCTCCTTTCCTACTGTTACCATCGCCCGGAATGGCTTTCTCAGATTTCGATTTTTAATTTCACTGATTTGACCAAATCCGTTCGGTAACCGTTTTCTTTTGTTGTGTCTGATCCGTGAGCATGGCTTACTGTTATTTTTACTCATCGGATACCCACAATGCGGACAGGCCAGCGCCTTATCGCTGACATTCAATTCACATTCTGGACATTGTATAAGCACAACTCTGCCCTCCTTTCGGAGATATAGTAGTCATTTGTGTAGGAATTGTCAACTCCTACGCACGGCTTTTGTCAACTTCGGTACGCAGGTGACGTTTTCCAGTGATACGCTTTCGATTGAGAAGAGCGTGATTGCTTTTCTGAAATCGTATCAGATAGGAGAACGTAAAAATGGAAGAAATGATATTTCCTATGGGTTCTGTTCCGGTAAGTGTAGCGGCAAAAGTGTATGGAAAAGATGCCTGCTGGGTGCGGGCAGGTATTATTTCCGGATGGCTCCCGATTGGAAAAGCGACCAGAAATGGGAAAGAGATCACGAGTCTGGACGAAATGGACTCCCGCCGGGGACGCATCAACTTTTATATTTCTCCAAAGAAGCTCTGGGAGCACACTGGGTTCATCTGGAGAGGTGAGCGCATATGAGCACACAAATTCGTCCGGAGATCTCCCAGAAGAATCCGTATTGGATTCCGAAACATCGTTATTATGAGCTCAAACATTTTGTGATGCAGTATCCGGCATGGGTGGCTGCGAGAAAAGGACTCGATTTTCTCCATACACCTACATACTGTACTCGCGTGAAAAAGGACGCTGCAGATCCGACAATGACAGGCGCAGAACTGCGAGCATATTACTCCGATCGGATTGACATGGTCGATCGTGCGAGCTTTGGATGCGGTTGTCCGCAGTATGTTCTCAAAGGAATTCTCGACAGTCTGTCATACGAAAAACTTCTTCTGAAGTATCCAGCGTTTATCCGCTATACGAAGGAAAAATACTACGAAGCGTATCGTAAGTTTTTCTGGCTGCTGAATCAGGAGAGACACTGATGAAAGTGATCGATGTTGCTGTAAAGAAGGTCTACCGTTTCAACTGCCCGAACTGTCAGAGTCGATTGGAGGCGGATAGTAACGAATTGACAGACATCGGTGGTAAGGTTTGTCGGTTTCTTTGCCCCGTATGTAAATCCGAACGATACATCACATGGTCTGAGCTTCGAAAGAAGATCGTATATGATGACGATGCGCGTCAAATGCATTTCCCTTTATGAAGGGAGTTGATATTATATGAAAACATTGAAAATCATCTATTATCGCATAAAATTCAAAGAAGCTATGTCCTATGCTGAATATTGGAGAGAAAAGTTCAACGCGAATCTTAAAGATATTGAAAAAGGTAAAGCTTGCTTAGACCATGTGATATATTGGATGTTCAAGATGCTGGATTATAGTAACGCTATGGATAAAGAGTTGGAGTCCTAACAAGGACTCCTTCTTTTTTGCGCGAAATTTACATCTACTCTAATGGAGAAACATTAACATGTTTTAATTTGAAAGGAGATTTTATTATGTATAAATATCGAGTAAATTGGATGACGATGATTGCTATCATTATCTGGATGGTAGTCGGGGTTCTGCTAATTGCTGTAGCTATGCGTTATGCTGGGTTCGAGTATAGTACCGAATGCGGCATTTACAAAGCTGTAGGTTGGCATGCAACCATCGGCGAACTTATTGACGGCGTCAAACATATCAATTACGAAACACATCTTAATATTATTGACATTATTAGACTGTGGAATGTTTGACCAAAAGAATGAGCTCTAACAAGGGCTCCTTCTTTTTTTTGCGCGAAAGAAACAATCTGTCTTATGAAGGAGGCTGATATTATGTTAACAGCAATTATTGCGTATTTGACCATTGGCGGGATTATTGTGTTATACCTTCATAATACTTTGGCGGATGTAGTAAAATTTGAAACTATAGCTACGAAAGTCATGTATTATGTTGGTATGATCGTAATTGCACCGCCACTCTTCATATACGTCATTGCAAAGGGTGTATATCAGGAACTAAAAAATAAGTCGGAGTCCTAACAAGGACTCCTTCTTTTTATATTTTTCCAAACGGAGGTATCGAAATGAAATGGTAAATTAAGATCATAAAAATTCCCGGGTGAGAAATTTCAGAAAACAATTCAGGAGGATACTATGTGGGTGTATATTTTAGTTGGGCTTGTCTGCAATCTGATTGGCGCTCTGACCATGTGGTTTATGACGAAACCTCATGCGGAAGGCGCTATCATCATCGAGAACGGTAATGCATATCTTCAGCTCAACCATGAGCCGGAACAGCTCGCGGATCATCAATTCGTGACGTTCACGGTCATATCGCAAAAATAACAGTTCCCTTTATGAAGGAGGCTGATATTTATGGACGAAAAAGCAAGTAATTATGTTCTGTCAGAGTTAGGGAAACTATTGACTGATGTTATGGATTTAGATCCTGACTTTAATCATTTGAGCCAAGATAATGAAGAGGACATAAAAAATCTAGCATTGATGCGTCTTACAAATATCGCACAGGCATTGAAAGAGTCCTAACAAGGACTCTTTCTTTTTCGCGCCAAACACAATGTCTATTATGGAACAATTAACATTGAAAGGAGTTTTATGATGAACGAAAAGACATTAGAAGAACAACTGGAGGAGGAATTGAAGGATCAGTTGACTGATATTTCAATGCTGCATACCGGTAATCCTGAAAAGACGGAAGCGATTAAAGCGTTCGCGGTGCTGTATGATAAGCGACAGGACACGATCAAACTCAAGGCTGAAGCTGAAGAAGCAAAGGTCAAGAAGAAGGATCGTGTCGTGGATCATATCATCAACGGTGTCGGGACAGTATTGCCGGTTCTGGCTACAGGTATTATGTATGCGGTCGGTATGAATTTCGAGAAAACTGGTACATTGACCTCGACGTTCTTCCGCAATCTTGTCGGAAAGATGAAAGTCACGAAGTAATTGAACCATGAGAAGGGTCGTTGAGAAATCAGCGGCTCTTCTTTTTTATTGCAGAAAGAAAAATTATATGATAGGCTGGTTTCAACAACCGAGGAGGACAACACTATGAGTTGGAACGGATTATATGGAATTTTGTCGAACGATCAGGAGCATGCGGAGTATGACGATGTCTACGACGAAGCTGGAGATGCTGTTTACTGCGACCGCTGCGGTGCAGAGATCTATTGGAAAGATGGGATTTATATTTGCCCGCATTGTGGTAAAACCATGGATCGAGCAGTATTCTTCCGGTACATTGGTGCGACTCTGCCGGGTCCTGAATGTTTGACCTGCGACAATCTGTATCCGGGATGTATGAACTGCCCATATGGGTATGATAATGATTTATACAGATGAGATACTATTATCAGCCGAAACAGCAAGATTTATCACGATTCAGCCGCATTTATATTTGTAATCATCCGCTCTATTCTCGCTGCACACTGTATCAATTCAGCAATTTGGGGTTGGCAGTCATTCAGCAGAGGTTTAACGCAGAGGAAAAGACAACCTATTGGACTGAGGTCGATGCTGGGCTCGCGGATGATATTTACCGGCATCCGAAATTTTACCGGTATTTCAAGACCAAAGCTGCTGAACCGGCGGATAGTTTATACCCAACAGTTACAGTCCGGCAGATCATGTGGGCGCTAAAGATGAAGCCACTCAAACGTGAACGTTGGGAAACAGTATTTGATCGAGCGGATATATGAGGACGCGAAGATAACATCTCCTATAATGAAAGTAATATTTAGGAGGTTTTATTATATGCTGAAATTTATTGCACTGTTAATCGGACTTGTCGTAGGCTTGGTCGCAATAGTCGTTGTCGGGGGAATCGGCATCGGAGTTGCGGTTGTTGCCTTTGGCGATGTGATCGTCGGTGTGATACTGCTTGTGCTGATGTGTAAAAAATCCAAACAGAAATCAAGGAGTTGAGTCCGCATGGACTCTTCTCTTTTTTGCGCGAAAATTACATCTACTCTAATGGAAACACTATAAAATTAGAGGAGATTGTAATTATGAACATTTGGAAAAAGAAAGCATCTGATTTAACGGTCGAAGAAATTACGTTGCTCTCGTTGGGGTTAGGTGTCGGCGTTGGTGCTATCACCTATGTCTACAAGGAAACGGATTGGTTTGAAACCGCTGGAAGAAAAATTTCTGAATTGTGGCATAAGATCACAAAGAAATAGTGTTCTTGAGAAAGAGTCTGCAAAGACTCTTTTCTTTTTTTGCGCGAAATTTACATCTGCTCTAATGGAAATAATGACAAAATAAAGGAGATATTATTATGAAATTCTGGAACAAAAATTATAGCGAAATGACTGTTAAGGAGCTTACGCTGTGGTCTGTTGCGCTCAGTGTGATTGCATACGCAATCATGTGGATTGTCACGACTACGGATTTCTTTGAGACAGTTGGCGAAAAGATCACTGGAATCTGGAATAAGGTCTTCCACAAGTAATTTCCACTGAGAGAGGTCCTACACGGACTTCCCTCTTTTCCTTTCGCGAAGTCTGCAAGTTGTATTATGAGAAAGAAGTGGCAGTAGTGAGTCATGGGTGCGAGCCCCATCACCTGCGATTGGTGTCACATAGGAAATATGACCGAGCAACTCTCAGACGGGAACGAAACCGTACAAGACCACGCTTTCTCTTTTTCTTTCGCATGAATTACAAGTTGTATTATGAAGGAGGGTTATATTATGACTTGGAAACAAATTGAAGCAAGCCGTGAAGCTCGTCTGTGGATCGGACAGGTTATCGTTCCGGCAGTTGTCGGGATTATGGCTGTCTCACCGGAGGCAAGACAAACGGTAAAAAACAAATGCGTGCAGGTCAAGAATACGATTCGCCGCAAACTGGAGAAGAGGGGCTAACGCTCCTCTTTTTGTTTTATCTTGAAACAAATTCAAAAGGAGAATGTGATATGTGTAGCAATATTCCTGAAATTCTTGAGGATGGAACGAAATACTATCCGCCGATCGACAGCTGCGCTTATGAAGAGCATGAACTCGATATGTATTTCATTGGGGACAATTACGGAAAAGACGAAGATTAACGCGAAATTTGCAAGCCGTATTATGAAGAGACTGTTAGCTCAAATGGTAGAGCACAAGATGAAAATCTTGAGGTTGTTGGTTCGAGTCCAACACAGTCTCTTCTTTATATTTTTTTGAAAGGAAGTAACAATCATGCGAATTAACATTCGAAAAGCCGGACCGCTAATTGCAACAGGATTGGCATGTGCCGGGGTCATTGTGACTGCACTTCTGGCGGTGAAAAAAGCTCCAGAGGTTCAGGAAGCTGTGGAAGAGGCACGCTCGGAGCGAGGCGGAGCTTTGAAACCGATTGAGGTTGTTAAAGCTGCTGCTCCTTCTGCATGGCCGGTCTGTGCTGCTGCGGTTGGAACGATTGCCTGCATCGTTGGTATTCAGGCGATGAATCAGAAACAACAGGCGTCGCTTGTTGCAATGTACGGCGTCGCAGCAAAGAGCCTGAAGAAGTATGACGGTAAAATCAAAGAACTGTTCGGCGAAGACGCTCCCACAAAGGTAAAAACCGCGATTGCACAGGACACAGCTGACGAGGGTCATGTTCCAAATCCCATTGGAGATGCTTGCCTGTTCTATGACATGATCTCTGGAAGATATTTCACCAGTACGATGCTGGAGGTTCGAAATGCCGAGTATCATTTCAATCGGAACTTTGTCCTTCGTGGCGGTCAAGCAGCATTAAACGAGCTATATGACTTTCTTGGCCTAGATCACATCGAGGGCGGTGATATTGCCGGCTGGGATGTCGGTGAGGCTGGCGAGTTCTATGGGTATGAATGGATTGATTTCGACCATGAAAAGGTGACGCTCATCGGTGACGATGGCAATGAGTTTGAATGTTATATTCTGTCTTGCCCATTCCCGCCTTGCTATTTGGATATGAAAGAAGAATTTGATCCGATTGAATTCGAATGCGCAGAAAAAACACCGCTTATTATGAAGGAGGCGTGAACTTATGAAAAAGATCAATACACTGAAAATTCTCGGCATCGTATCATCCATCCTTGGTCTGGTATTGCCGTTACTGGATCAGTATCTGGATGAGCAGAAAACCAGAGAAATCGCACGTGAAGAAGCTCAGAAGGTTCTGGCTGAATCCAACGAAGAAGAGTCTGAATAAGGCTCTTCTTTTATATTTGTTATGGATGCAGCAGAATTGGTCGTGAAGTACATAGAGACGTCACTTCCGCCACCCCAAATCGAATGGGGCCGAAGAGAATTTGACCAGAGAATCTATGAACGATGGGCGGCAGAAGAGCTGTTGTCCTGCCTGCTTAATCGTGGCGAAAAAGATCCGGTCGCAGTTGCAGATGGATATTTGCTGTCGCTCATCGCTGCAACAGGATCTTGCGTAGACAATAAGAACCTTATATTTTCCTCTGCGATTCATACCGCAGAGACGCTATTACATCTTATTGAGAAGGAGTATTCAGTATGAAGACGACAACTTTAACAAGTATGATGACTTGTGCGTGGAAGGCAATGCGGAAGCACTCGCCAGAAATTCTGACTGCACTTGGAATCGCTGGTTTCACGACGGCTGCGGTGATGGCTGTCAAGGTCACGCCAAAGGCACTGGAAAAAGTGCGTCAGGACAGCCAGAAGAACCATAATGGCGATCGTTACGCTTACACAAAGAAAGAAGCAGTCGCATCGGCTTGGCGTCATTATGTGCCGGCGGTCGGTGTTGGTCTTTCATCCGCTGCCTGCCTGATATTTGCCACATCAACGAATCTGCGGCGAAATGCAGCACTGGCTACGGCATATTCAATCTCGGAAGCAACCCTTCGAGACTATCAGGCGAAGACACTTGAGATGGTCGGACCGGAAAAAGAGCAGGAAATTCGAGACGCTGCGATCAAAGAGCGCACAGAGCGTCAGCCGATTCAGACGGACAAGCTCTTTGTAACACGCAAGGGTGATACTCTATGCTATGACCCGTGGTCTGATCGTTTATTTAAGTCTGATCCGGATTTCATCACGAAAGCTGCAAATTCGCTCAGCCGGGAAATGTTGGATTCCGGCTACGTGAGTTTGAATGATTTTTATTATGAGATCGGGTTGACGGAGACAAAGGCGGGCAACGAACTCGGATGGAAAGTAGATAAAGGCTTGATTGACCCGATCTTCAGTGGTCAGCTTACGCAGGATCAGCAGCCCTGTCTGGCAATCGACTTCCGTGTTCAACCAGCGATTGGGTTCGATGAATGAGGTGATGTGAAGTGAATCTGAATTTCAACAGCGGATTCGGGCAGAGTATCATCTCGAAGATCGTTCGTAAGATCATGAAAAAGAAGCTGGGATGTGATGTAGATGCACAGATCTCGGATCTCCAGCTTTATGAAAGCGCCGATGATAAGCACGTCTGCCTGTCGGCTAATTTCAAACTGAGCGTAGCAAAGAGCGATGTCGATAAACTGATCGATATCCTCTAATTACGCGAAATTTACATCTGCTCTAATGGAGAAATACTAAATTATTATAAAGGAGTTTTAACAATGGAAAACACTATGAACAATGAAGTCATCACGAAGGAAACGGAAGCTACTTCCGAATCGACGGAACTGACTCCTGCAAAGCAGGATGATGTGCATGGTATGACTGCTGGTGAAACCGCTATTGGCTTCGGCATTATTGGCGGACTGTCCGTGCTCGCATGGGAGGTCGCGATTAAGCCGCTGGGCAAGAAGGCACTCGCCGCAGGTAAGGCTGCACTTCAGAAAGCGAAGGAGAAAAAGACCGGCAAATTCGAGAAGAAGGCCGAAGAACCTGAAGACCTCGTTGAGGTTGACGAGAATTAAACTCGATCAATAATCCGTAATTCTCAAGGAGAGGAGTCCGCAAGGGCTCTTCTCTTTTATTTTTATAAGGGAGGTTGGCTATGGATTTATATTCTTACACCGGTCCGGTCACAATGTTTGATCGTTGTGTCGCGAATTACTGGAAGGGCGAGACTTATGCTTCCAGCGAGAGAAAAGCAAAAAGCAATTTGATCTTTCAATATAAACAGCAAAACGGTTTGATTCCGGCGAGTAAGGTCAATCTCCCCGGCAAGCTTGTGAAGCTCGAACAGTGAAAGGAGCCGGTTATGGCTGAGATCAAATCTTTGGAAGAAAACAACGCGCCGCGCGAGAAGCGGGAAAAGCTCATCACAGGTGAGGCAAAGACCAGAAAGCGTCTGGGGGATGTCTTTATTGCGGAGGACGTCCGTACGGTCAAGAATCATATTTTCATGGATGTCATTGTCCCGGCAATCAAGACGGTCATCGTGGATATTGTCACGAACGGTATTCAGATGATGCTCTGGGGTGATACGATCAATCGCGGAAAAGCACCCGGAACCAAGTACAACTACGGCAACTGCTACAGCAGTCTGAATCAGCCGCAGCGTACCCAGAAAACCAATTATACGGGATATGGCTACGAAGATCCGATCGTTACCACTCGCGGTGATGCAGAACGGATATTGCAGGAGATGAGCGAGATCATTCAGGAATATGGTCAGGCAAGTATTGCAGATCTGTATGATCTTTGCGGAATCACCGGTCGTCCGACGGATATGAACTATGGCTGGACAGAAATGCCTGGAGCTCGTTCCGTTCGAATTCCTGAGGGCTACGTCATTCAGATGCCGAGACCGATTTGTATTAAGTAAAAAGAAAGGATATTTCTCAATGAAAAACGAAATGATGGAAAAGGCTGCAAACGCCTTGACGAAATTCAGTGCGAAAGCAAAAGCACATTCTCCGGAGATCCTGCTGATTGCAGGTATTGCCGGTGCTGTCGGAACGGTCATTCTGGCGTGTGCTGGAACCCGGAAGCTTGATGCCGTTCTTGAAGACAGTAAGCAGCGTATCGATGAAGCAAAGGACACTGTCGTAGAGAACGAGGATGGACAGCCCACATCTGGCAGCCAGAAAGCACTGGTGAAGGCGTATGCTCAGACAAGTCTGGACTTCGCAAAAATCTACGGACCGGCAGTTATACTCGGAGGTTTGTCGATCTATTGCCTGCTGTCTTCGCACCGGATCATGAAAGATCGCAACGAATCCCTCGCGGCAGCATATACGACTGTTTACACAGCATTTAAGCAGTATCAGGATCGTGTTGCAGAGAAGATCGGCGCCGAGGCAGAAAAAGAGATCCGCTATGCCGTAGAAAAGAAAAAGGTCGAAGAGACAGAAACCGATGAAAACGGTAAGCAGAAAAAGCTTAAGAAGTCCATTGACATCGCGACGATGCCGAGCGGCTATGCGAAGTTCTTTGACGAGTGCTCCCGCGAGTGGATGAAGGATCCGGAACTCAATCTGATGTTCCTGCGCGGTAAACAGGCAATGCTCAACAACAAGCTTCAGGCGTGCGGCTTCGTATTCCTGAACGAAGTCTATCGCGAGCTTGATCTTTGCGAACCGACGCAGGAAGGTCAGGTCGTCGGTTGGTACTACACGCCGGAGCATCCGAGCTTTATTGACTTTGGCATCTACAATACCAACCGTTCGACAGAGAGATTCGTGAATGGCTATGAGCGCTCGATTCTGCTCGATTTTAATGTGGATGGCGTCATCATCGACAAGCTGTAAGGAGGTTTCTGTATGAAAACGCTCAGCTATATTTTGTCCGCTGCGGCGGGCATTTTCTTTGTGTCCGGTATGCTAGTGCTTGGAGGCTGACATGGACTTCTTTGGTGCTGTTATCACAGAAATTGACTATATTCTCGATTCCAGACGCAAGCGTCACATTGTTGGCGGAATTCTCATCAGTCTTGCGTTGATGTGCGGCGGGCTTGCTGTCACAGTTGGAACGTTGAAGGAGGATGAAGATGCATAAAGCATTATATTTTGCACTTGGCGTTGCTGCCGGCGCAGGTGCATCGTGGTACTTCTGGAAAGAGTACTACAGAAAAAGAGCTGACGAAGAAATTCAGTCAGTAAAGGAAGCCTTTGCACCGAGAAAAGCAGAGGAAGAAAAGAGCGAGAAAAAAGAGCCGAAGATGACGGAGGAGCAGATCGCTTATGAAAAGGAGCGGCAGTCTAAGCTTCAGGACTATCGGGCGCTGATTCGTGAGTCTGGTTATCAGACGAGAACTTCTCCGAAGGATCTTTTGGACGATGATCCGAATGAACCGACACCGGGCGACAATGTCACCAAGCCGTATGTCATCAAACCAGAGGAGTTTGATACGCTCGATAATTATGATGCGGTCTGCTATACCTACTATGCAGATGGCGTTCTGGTTGATGAGGATGAGGATCCGCTTGAGATTCCTGAAATCGCTACGTCGATCGGCTTGGACTTTGCTTCTCACTTCGGAGATTATGACGAAGATTCTGTTCACATTCGAAACGATCTGCGTCATATCGATTATGAGATCGTCCGAGATTTGAGAAAGTACGGGGATTTCCATGAATCAGAATGAGCTGACCGACGCCTATTTTGAGTGGATGTATCAGCTCGCCTTTCCAGACCAGAATGATATTTCATACCGGAGACTTTGTGCATACCTGAATAATGTCACATTCTATCCACGCTTGCCGATGGACGAGAATCGTGCACAGGATGGTGAAGATCTCCGGTATCGTTTTGGGTATGAGCAGGGTCATATCCATCCAGAAATCGGATCGCTGCTCGATTGCAGACCGTGTAGTATGCTGGAAATGATGGTTGCCTTGGCTC